CCCGATGTGATAAACCTTCCAGCGATGTGAGCTTTAATCATGGCTCCATTGGTAAATCTCTTCTTCACAACGTAGTCACGACGGCGGGACATAAATTTAGCGTCTTCCCATCCACAGCGAATCAAGTAGTCATAATATGCGTCGATGAATTCATCCGGCACACTCGCGTCCCACTTAGACGCATCTATGTCTAAGACCCAATAGTTCCCCTGGTACAAATTGTCGTAATACCATTGACCTTTTTCCATTGGACTCAGACCCCCCGTGAAGACAGCATACCCAGTTTCTTTGACTGCGTCAGAAATGCGCTTCTCAAATTTACTACACCATGGACCAAAGTAGGCATTGAAGTTGTCGCTCATCGTGCATATAATGCGCGGTGAGAGCTTTGGGAGCGTTTCTTCTTTTACAAACACCCCAACCTCAAAGTCCTGCTTGGAATACTGGAATCCATGAGTTGCCAAATGAGACAAAACTCGAGCATACTTGTCTTTGTATTTCGCCTGCCGATTGCGTAACCACTCGTCGATGTCGGCTGACGAGGCTTTTTCCACATCCAGACGGGGGAGGAAATGGAATAATGCCCAACGAAATCCTTCTACCGCTTGCCAATTTGGCGCAAGCCGGAAACGCAAAGCACGTTCCCGTAAAGCGACCAGTGTGTTCCAAGGAGTCTGAGCCAACACGAAATTGGGGAATGCTTCAATCATGGAGTGTAGAATCGGGCCAGGATGCGTGATAGGCCGGGCTTTTGCAAGCATCTTCCACTTGAAGTCGTCCATAATGCCATCTCCCAAATGGGTGAAGTTCTTTATCCTTATAAAAGAGTGCTTTCGAATCCGATTTTGGCTGAATTTGAAATTGGGCACGCACCATGCTGAGAATTGTACGCGCTGCGTAGGTAATGTAGCTGCCATCCTCTCCCTCTCAACGGCTTCAGCCGGAGTTCTTTTGAAACAAGGAACGACTAAGAACCACACCACTGCAGGCACCCAAACCAGCCTAGCTAACAATCCCGCTTGCCAGCAGAGATTATCGGCCCAAGCAACCAATTCGGTGTACTCGGTCACTACGTCAGGTCGGCGTAATCGAGTCCAAATTAACGCACTTCCAGCAATCCAATCTCCTATGGCCGCCCACACCATAATGGTGGTCATCATCAAAATAGTCCAATAACCAGCATCATGCAAGACGTGTAGGTAGTCTGATAAGGTGATCAGCTTACTGAAAGAATGGTGCGAAACTCCGTACCCAATTCCCTGCCAACCCATCAAAGAGGTTAGTAACCAAGGAAGCACTATCTGGATCAACACTGACACTGTCGAAATAGATAGAGGATTGCTCCGTAAGTGCGGGTATGTCCATTTGGCGAAACTTTGCGTATCCTGTACCGCTAGAGAATGAAGCGATGCATGGTAGTTAATACGGTTCAGTTGATCGGACATCTGAGCTGTGTCTTTCTTAACGTAGTCGGACATTAATTCCAACATGCGTTCAGTGACAACCCCACTAAATTCGGAAGGTAGCTTCAGCGCGGCGAGCGAAGCTAAGATGCGTGATGATGTGGTTTGAGACGGGGCATTAGTCTTAACCACCTGTTGCACTTCGTTGACAAATGAAACAGGGATACAAATTTCTTTGTCTCCATCAACTGTGAACTCATACCATGGTTTCTGCACAGGTGAAACCACGTTGAGACTTTTCACGAGAATAAGGTTTGAGCTGTAATGTATGGATATTTGAGCGACGGTGTTTTCCCTGAAATTATACCAGGAAGTCAACGCGCTATTTATGGGCTGCCAGGGTCTCCATCCAAACTTCGGTGACACATGGAAATACTGACCGCCTGTCTTTATCACATAATTACCTTCTCCCACCATAGGGCCGTAATGAGGTACGACGTTATTCTCACCTAATGTATCAGCGTAGAGACTCTTAGTTAAAGCATCTATTTGTTCATCTCTTATGCCTTGCATCACACTAGGAATTTTCTTTTCCATCATCTTTTCTGCCCTGCCGAGAGCTGCCATCATTTGTCGGTAGTCCAATCGACGACCTTCATTAAACGTGGCGTTGTCACCCTGATAATGGAAACCACCGGAGGTTGCCTGATATCTTTCCCAAGGTATATAGCCCCAAACGCCTTCATACTCTGGTAGGTCCACTTGCGTCGACCAAATAACAGACTTCTTATACAACATGTAGTAATAGACAACTTCATGTTTCACCTCGCTCTTACCCTTGCGTCGTATGTACTCGACTGAAAACGTGCACGGTCTCCCGACATGTCTCCAATAATCTGGCGCTGGATACCAGAATCCTTCATGCACCGAATAGGCCATGTTCTCCGCCGTCACTGGGTTATATGAATATGTTCCTTTAATTTCACGAGGAACCCCAATCTGACATTGAACTGTCTTAAAATGCATTGCTAGCACAACCGCTCGGATCTTCTCCCAATCATCATTGGAAGGCGGGTCATCTTCTGGACCAGGTGGAGTTGGTTCCTTGGATGGCTTACTGACCTTTCCTTGTTCAGTCCCGGGTGGATCATCCACCTTACCGACGCCTGCAGCATCGGTTTTGTCCTTGGCCTTATTTGAGGTTACTGTCTCCTTCGGAGCCGGGGAAGCTTGAACTGGTTTTGACACCTTTTCTTTCTTCGCCTTGGTAATAACAGGTTTTGAATCCGCTGTACTTTCACCTTTCCCTACTGGCCCTTTTTGGGTCACCTTAGGATCCGCCTTTTCAGGTTTTTCCTTCAGCTTAGCTGCATCAGCTTTGGATTTCTCCTTGGCCTTGTCAGCTTTCGGCTTGGCTGGTTGGACTTCAGGTTTAACCCCCTGGCTGGGCCCCGCTTGGGCAGGCTTTGCCACACTAACCGTTGGCGCGGTAGAACCTCTAAGGACGGTCCTCGTCTTGGTCCCCTCAACGACCATCACCACTTCTAACTCCGAAGCGCTTATGCTCACGTCCGAAGAAGAGCCATCCGAGCTCGCATCGCACAGTACCGCTACTTGCGATCCACGAGCTGGTGTTCCAGGCTGTGGTCTCGAATCTTTCCATTCTTTGAGGGTGCGTGACAATGTTGGATACGTAGCTTCGTAACGGGCTAAAA